TTATTGACCCAGTTCAAGCGCGGATCCTGCACCTGGCCGCGCGTAATCGCTGCCTGGTGAATGGCCTGCAATTGCTCACCGAAAGTGCGGAAATGCTTGCCCTGCTCAACCTTGAAGTTGAGACCCGCCCGAATAGCCGCCAAATGACCGTCAAAGGCATTTCCAGCCTGGTAATTGCCATCCGCCGACCGCGTCAGATTGGGACGTGGGATGGAATAGATCGACCGTTCGATCGGTGCCAAAGCCGCATCATCGCCTGTATTGCCATCCAAGGGCCGGGCCTGGCCTGCCATGGCGCGTTCGGCCTTTTCGGCGCGTTCCAATTGCGCGCAGGCATCATTAAAGGCGGCTTCGGCAGCCTCGAAAGCCGCCGCATCATTAACGGCTTTTTGCATTGCTTGGGCCGCATCTAATTTGGCCTGGCGCAGTTTCAAAATCATGCTCATGAATTTCTCCTGTTGAGCGGGTAAAGCCGCGCAGACGCGGCGGGTCAGCCCGCGCCAGACCGGTGCGGGAATTTGAATTTCACGTGTTGTGGGGATCAGCCCGCTTGGGCTATGGCCACAGCCGCCGCCGCCTGGCGCGCGCGCAGGGCACGGGCGGATTCGTCATCGGCGGGATCATCGGTGCTATCATCGTCAGCCGGGTCATCATCCGCTTCATCAAGCTGGCCCAGAATGCCGGCAACGCCTTCGATCGCGCGGGTCATATAGTCATGGGTATCGCGCAGGCAGCGTTCATTTTCCGCCGATAGCACGCGGCCCGCGCGGATATGCAAGGTACTTTTCGTGAGCGTCCGCCCCCGCCGATGATCAATGATTTCCAAATCAGCGCCTGATAAAATAGATTCCGCCGCGCGCATCATTGAATAGCGATGATCAGCATTAAGCAGCGCCATGGCACGCATCATCCGCAGCAATTCATCACCCTGATTGCCGCCGCGAATATTGGCATCCACATCAATGCCCTTGGATAAGTCAGCGATCAATTCGCCGACTTCTTCAGCGGTCATATCGATCAGCGCTTGACCCAGCGCTTTCACCACATCCAGCAATTGACCAGGCACTGGACTGTTATCGCCTTCGTATTCCGCTTCCTCTGCGGTTACATCCTGCAAATAGCCCAGATCACCCAGGATCTTGGCCAGCCAGCCCACCGAATAAAGCCCGCGTTTGGAAATTTTGATGCTGCGTGATTGCGTCATGGCGGGCATGTCCCTTTCATCTGCCTGCAGAATCCGTTTGGCCCAATCGACCATGACATCGCAATTGATCCCGGCTTTGCGCGCGGCCAGAAGCGCATCGGGCAAAGAGCCGACCGGTACGATTGAGATTTCCAAAAGTTCCTGTTCGGTGAAATCAAAGCCTTGCTGGCGCGTGCGATCCTTGGCGGGCGCGCCCTTTTTCGGGATGAACCCGACGCTGCAGGCGCGCAGCCAGCCGCCATCGATCATGCGCAGGATCAAATCGGCAAGCGGGTTTAGATCCGCCGCCATGAATTCAATATCGGCGTAGAGCGCATCCCCCCGCGTGATGAAATTGACCGTGCGGCCAATCACGCCTTCAATGTGATCGCTGTCATGAACGGCGAGTACGACGGGATTGAGTTTGTACGCCGACAAATCCCAGCCATTGGTTGCCAGCGTATGGCCATCGCGCGCGACATTGCCCGATGAGATCAGAAAGCGGCGGATGCGGGAGGCGCCTTGATCCTGATCCTCCCCGATCCGGACATCATCGGATATCGCGGTATAGCGCTGCAATTCGGCCGGCAGAATGGGTTTGGTCATGGTGCCTCGAATGGATTGGGATGCGCTTGAAACCTGTAGCGATCGGGCCTATATTCGCCCTTGATCGATTGCGTTCCGGACGTCAGACCCAAGGTGTTTTGCGCCAAACAAAATTGCATGAAGGGATCGGTCACACTGCTAGATGCGGCTTTTCCAAAGGCTTTTAAAAGCAACCTGGCTTTTCTTGAAGCCGATCGTTTCCACATAACGATAGTCAAAACGGCCGACCCGGGCAGTATAGAGCAAGCTGGCGGCGCGCCCGTTTGCGCCCGGCCTGAATTCAATCGCATGCGCGCTCGAAATAATCTTGCCCAGCCGCCCGATATCAGCTTTTGAAATCGCAGCCTGGGGCGGTTTGCGCGCCGACTCACGCGCCTTATTGCCATGGGATTTCAAGGCATGGATGACGGCTGAGCTGGTCATCACCCGACTAAATCCGCGCAAGTCACACCCGGTCTGATGACCGACATCATGAACATTCCAATCCGGCAGCGCGCCGCAAGCCAGTTTTTTGGTTTGACCCTTGGCCGAGAGTGCCTGATTGACCAGCCGCCGGATCCGCCGCGCGCCCGGCATGCCCGCCCAGCGGCCGTTTTCATCGCGCGGCTGATTGGGATTCCAGGTCCGCAGATTTACAAAGTCAAAGCGCGGATCGGCGAAAGTATTTACGCAGCTGCGTCACCCCCCGGACGCGTGCGGCCCGGCTTTCCGGACGCCCGGCGCCGGGATTATCTCCGCCCAGATCGGAACCGGGACCATTGCCCTTTAGCGCTTTGGCCAGATCCAATTGCGCGCCCAAGGGACCGTAATTGACCGCCATATAGATTTTGTCACCCGGCCCCTTGGCCGCTGTTTCATCGTAAGGATCCATGCCCTCGCGATCGCGGATTTCATTGGGCGTGAATATGCCGTTCAGGCCGGTTTTATAGACTTCAAACCGGGCGGCAATATCACCTTCCAGCAGGATCGTGCGGTCAAAATCCATGATGATGCCGTCTTGAGGCAGATCAAAGGTTTTTTCGATGCGCCGCTGCCAGCCGCTGGTATAGGTTGAGAGCGTATTGTTGAAATAATCCTGGGACATCTGCGTGATGACATTGGTCGTCACCCGCTGCACTTCGCCAATCATATGCGGCGGCATGCGGAACATGCGGGCGATTTCATTCAACTGAAATGTGCGGCTGGCGATAAATTCAATATCAGCCGAGGTCATGGACAAAGGCTGCCATTTCAGGCCCATTTCCAGAATGGCGGTTTTGCCCGAATTGGCGAGGCCGGAATTGGCTTCCTGCCAGGATGCTTTGGAGGCTTTACGTGCTTCCTCTGTCAGTTGTGTGTCGGTTGACAGGATGCCCGAGGGCTTAGCCGCATTGCGCATCCAGCGCGCGGCCTGCTGTTCCTGGGCGAGTGCTAAGCCAATCGCCTCGCGGTTCATCGAAATCTTGGACAGGCCCTGCAGGCCATTGGCGGACAGGCCCTTGATATGCAGCATATCGCGGGCGGGGATCAAAAACGGGACGTCGCGCAGCACGGCCTGCTCGTGAATATTGGCGCGCGCGACATTGTAGAACAGCGAGCCGTCAGGGGCTGGCCATAAGGTCACCTGGTCGGGGTTGATCGGCACAAGCGCGGTTGGCCGGCCGAAATGATCACGCAGGATCGGCGCATAGGCATTGCCGCGCAAACACAGGCCCAACATCATCTGGCCGCAAAATTCATCCCACGTCTGCCAGTCATTGGGATTGAGCAAAAGCGCGCTTAGCGGATGATCGGTGACATTTTCCCAGCCGCCCTTTGGTTTGCGCCGACGCAGACGCGGGGTGAGTTTGGCGACATCTTCAGACAAGATCGACACGCAGGCCATGACAGCGGCGCACGACATGGCCGTTGCCTGATTGATCGCAATGCCCGAGCCCGAGGGAACCGAGAAATAAGGTTCACCCCCGGATAGCCAGTCACTGCCGGCATCACGCCGCAGGACTGGCCCCGGCCCCCGCCACCAATTGATGAGCGCCTGAAGCGGTGACCGCCCGGTCTTGGTTGCGTTGGCCAAATCCGCCCCCTTTTTTGGCCCGATGGGCGTCACGCAGGAACATAGACATCACCCCGTGCTGATATCACCAGGTGTCGACCAGCGAGCCGGTGATGGGCGGCGGCGGCGGTTTGTGGACCAAATAGAGCCCTAAGCCCATAATGGTTGCGACCATGCCGTCAATGCGTTTGGGCGTGCGCCGCCGGTCAGGTTTAACCGGTTTAAGATTATCCGCCGGATCGGACGCAAAGCTTAAACATTGGGCATGGTGGTTTAAGACCGGGTGATGCCCGTGATTGAGCAATTGGCCTAAGACCAGCCGCTCCAATTCCTTGGACGGTGCCGACATCGAGGCAAAGCCCTGGCCGAAGGTTTCGACCGGGATATTTTCCGCCATTAACTGGGTTGAAGTCTGGGTCGAATTCCAGCGGTCAATCCCAAGCTTGATGATATTGGCGGTTTGCGCGAGACCGCCTTGGCCGCAAATGAAATCCTTGACCGCATCATAATCAACGACATTGCCATCGGTCAGGGTTAGATACCCGGCAGCTGCCCATTTATCATAGGGCACGCGATCGCGCTTGATGCGATCAGCCAATCCTTCTTTCGGCAGCCAGAAATGGGCAAAGACATCCATCACGCCGGGCGTTGTTTGTGATTCCAAAACACCGGCCAGCGCGGTCAGATCGGTGATCGAGGACATATCCAGGCCCGCCCAGATCCGCCTGCCCTTGAGATCATTCAAGGTAAGCGGGCCGGAAGGTGCCTTGCGCCATGCTTCCATATCCAGCCCGGCTTCGGCTTGGGCCGCCCAAATGTTTAAATGATAGCGCTTAAACGCTGCAATCTTGCGCGGATTGCCTTGGGCGGCGCGGACTTCGCTTTCCAGATAATCGGGTTTGACGGAAATCCCATAATTGGGATTGGCGCGCGCCCAGGTTTTAGGGTTCTGCCAATCATCATCCGGGTCGGCTGCGTAAATTTTGGCGTGAAAAGTTGGATCGACAAAAATGCCGTTAAGCCAGGCACACGCCTTTTCATGCAATTCGGCCCCATAGCCTTGATCGGGTTCGCCTGCTGTGGTGATCAGGATTTCAACCGGCTGGCGTCTAGCCGCTGTGCCCTTATGTACGACATCATGCAATTCGCCATCGGGCCATTGGTGGATTTCATCGCCAATGGCAAAGGAGGGGGAGAAGCCATGTTTGCCGCCCGGCCGGCTGGATAAAGGCCTGAAGGTTGCCAATAATTGCGGGACGATGATCATCTTTTTCTGGGCATCCGCCAGACTGGACAGATCTTCATCCAGCGAGATCATCACGGCCATTTTAGCAAAGACGATTTTGGCCTGATCTTCATCGACCGCCATGGAATAGCCCTGGCCGCCATATTCGCCATCATGGAGCAAGAGGCACAAAGCGATCGCGGCGGCAAGTTCCGTCTTGCCGTTTTTGCGCGGGATTTCCAGATAAAACACCCGGATGAGACGGGTGCCGTCTGCCCGCTTCCAGCCAAAAAGCGGGCGGATGACGTCGGTTATTTGCCAATCCGCCAGTTTGAACGGGCGGCCATACCATTCCGCCTCGGTATGGCGGCAATAGGCTTCGATCCAGGCAATCGCGGCATCTGCCGCTTTGGCATCAAACCAGGCGCCATAGGCTTCCCCGCCTTGCGGCATGGGCGGGATCGGCCAGCAGCGGCGAATGGGCCTGGATGGGGGTTTGGCTTGGGCTTTGGGTTGGGCTTTTTGTTTTAAGGGCGCACGCTGGGGTTTTAACGCCGCACTAGTGGACATGGGCGCCGCCAATGGCGGGTGGCTTCGATGGGGTCACTTGAGCCTGTTTGGCGGGCTTGGTACCGGCACCGCCGGTCAAGGGCAATTCGCCCGGCGGCGGCGCGCCGACGCCTAAGAACAGGCGCTGCTGGATCTGCTGGCGGGCGGCGGGGTTGAGCCCCAAGCGGTCTTCAAGCGCAAGCAGCGTCTTTTCGATCCGTTCCCGCATCAGGAATTTAGGGTTTACGCGATATAGGCCATCCGGATTGTGAGCGGACGTGACCAGGCGGGTCTCGCCTTCGATTTCAAGATCCGCGGTATATTGCCAGAACTTAGCGAGGTGATGGCAGTAGCGCGCAAATGGCTGCAAATCCGTCTGGCGCAGAAAATTGAGCCGGGTCAGTTCCGGGCCCAGCTCCTGCCAGATTGTGGCGGCATCGACCCCTAATTGCGGCGGGACAGCCAGTTTCAGTTTAGGCGTGACGGCGGGCACGGCCTGGCGGCCTTTGGCGGGCTTTCGGCTTCTGCCCTTGGCCGCTTTGACCGCGTCGGGCTGGGGCGTGCGTCCACGGGCCATCGAAGAACCTCTGGCAAACAGCGCGCGAAACCCGAAAAAAAAGTTTTACGAATTTCGCGCGCGAGAAAATTTGTTTGGGGGCCGGTCGCGGGGGGAGAGGGTTGGAATGGAGGAAAACCCCCTACCCCCTTCTAGCCCTTGCGGCCATGGCGGCGATTGTCACAGGCAGGGCACAGCGTGCGCAGGTTGGCGGGGACGTCTGCCCCGCCCTCGCGGCGCGGCTGGATATGGTCGACGATCAGGCGCTGCCCATAGCCGCGCCCCGGTGTTGTGCAATCCGGCCAGATGCAGCGATGGCGATCACGCGCCAGGACCAGCTGACGCAAAGCCTTCCATTCCGGCGATTGGTAAAAGGGATCCGTCTTTTTCGGCGGCGGCTGCGGCACGCCTCGATGAATTGGCGGGGCAAAGGGCATCACATCTTGGCCCCGAAAAGATTACGCCCGGCAGGAACATCCAACCGGGCGCAAATCATCACAGTGAACAATCGATACCCCAACAGGCGGCACCTAGTCAAGCCAGAAACCACCACATTTAGTGAAAATCATGCCGATACCTGTGTATCAGGGCTTATTAGGGCATTTATTAGGTGCTTAAGCCCATGTATTTATTTATTTAAATTTAATCCTAATAAAATAATAACACATAAGAGTGCTGGCCCATGACGCATGAAGAATGACGCAAAAGCCGTTCTCACCCGCGCGTACCAGCGCGCGTTACAGGAAGCAGAACATAGCAATGCGCGCACAAAGGATGTGCGCCTTAGTTTATTAGGCTTTATTAGGCCGCTGAAATTAAACGGGAATTTCCAAATATTTTTTATTAGGCTTTTGGACCAAGCCTATTAGGGCGTCCCATCTGGATACGGGTTACTGCCATCGGGCCGCAATCCGACACTGGTCTGGGCCATTGGCAAGGATGCAATAGGCACCGCCACCGAATGGGCGGTGACACCCGCAAACCACACCGCCCTAAAGCTTATCGCCCCAGGGAAGCGCTTGATCGACCGGGTCCAGCCGCCGTTCCATTTTGTCTGTTCGAAGAGTTTTTGCAACTGCCTATGTTTTGTCGCCACGATCAAGTGCGGGGTGACAGGGCGTTGCGGATCGTCCAGTTCATTTAGCCAGCGCACCCGCAGGCCGTGTCGCCCCAAATCCTTGTCATGCGGCCCGATGCCATCGGTCATATCGACACCGTCGATAAAATCTCTAATGGCTTCGCCAATTGCCTTCGCATAGCGGCCGCCGGTGGATGCTTCCACCGTCATGGTCGTCGACAGAAGATGCAATGCGCATTCCATATGATCGAGCGATTCCGTTGATCCAATCATGGTTTCCGTGTCGAAGAGATCAACCAGGCGCTGAGCCTCAAGCGCGTTCAGCGGACTATCGGATAGGCACGTATAAGCCGCGCCTAACAACGCGCCCAATAAATCGCCCATGCGCCCGCGATCGGCAGGCCGCAATGCCTGACGCACCGCGTGAATGTTTTCACGGAACCGGGTAAACCCTTCCACAATGCGCGCGCGCAAGACCGGGCCATGGGAAGAGGCGCGCCGGATTAAATCAACGGCGGTGCGATCATTGGGATTGGTCAGCGGCAAAAGGTCCAGCATCGCGACGCGGCCCATATCCGCCCGGTTAAGCGGGGCCGGGTTGATCGAGGCAAACAGAAATGTCGCCCTTATGGCATATTCAATCGTGCTGCCCGATGGCGATCCGCGACCAACACCGGCCTGATCTTCGGTGGATGCAAGCCGTGCCAGATCCACCAGGGCCGGAACGCGGTCGGAATTGCCCTTATTTTCGGATTCGTCCATCAAAACCGGACGCGCCGCGCCATTTAATTTAAGCCCGATAAAGGTGCGCGACGGCTCAGCCGAGCGGATCACCGAACATCCCAGCAAATCGCGGATCAATAATTCAAGTGTTGATTTGCCCGTGTTACTATCCCCGGTCAGCCAGATATGCGGCCTGAATTCCAAGGCGCCGCAAATCATCGAACACGCGATCCAGCCCAAGGCCAAATAGGGATCACCATCCGGCCGCGCCCAGTTCCAGGTATTGAGCGCATCCAGCAATTCATCAACGGCTGCAATATTGTCATGAGGCTTTTCGGCGGGACGCGGCTGGGGCGGCCCGGCGGCATATATCAACCGGTCCAGCTGCCTGCCGGCAGATAATTTTTCAACCTTGCGGCCGCCGAATATCTGCAAGCAATCGCCTAGATGCAGAAGCAAGCGGCCATCAGCCAATCGCCAGGCACCTGGCCCGCGAACTTGTTCGGCATAGTCAAATGAACCGGCGCGATGGCATTCCAATATCAAATATTCAACAATGATATCGACCCGCCACAATGACGTTTTTCCTTGGGGCGGGGCATAAGCATTGCACCACCAGGTTTGCCCCTCAAACAAGGCAACCAGGCGCTTGTGACTGTGATGATCAACATGAAGCGCCGTGACGCGGCCCGATGGCCCTAAATAAAAATACATGTCGCCGTCAAAGCCCAAAGCCTGCACGGGACAGGGTGCAATCGGCTTGCCCGGGCCGCCATCTTCATGCGGGGGTTCACCGCTGCCGCCGCCGGCGGCGTCAAATGCCGCATCAATTGCCTGGTCCAATTTTTGGGTACGCTTAGCCATCTTGCACCATGTCATTGGCATCGAGGCCGCGTTCGGGCCAGATCACGCCGACCCGTTTGGAAAATGGATAATTCCCGGCAAATTTGGTACGCGCGCGATTAATCATGGCGCGGTTATGGGCCGGATTGTGGCCGTCATTATCGGCAATGATCAAGCAGGTCTTGACATCCGGTGGCAGGACAAGGCCGGGATTATCCCGATCCGGTACCGGCGTTGATTCCACCCGCCCCTGCACGCCATAGCGCCTGTGACTTTCATTCAACATTTTTTGCGCCTTTGGACAGCCGCCCCCGGCTAAATTTCCCAGGCTTCCCGCCGCCCATACCGCTATGTCGGGGCGCCGTTGACGCACGGATAGACTGCTTTCAATCCCCTCGCCCACGGCCAGAATATCTTGTTCCGGATAAAGCCGGATGGCGCAGCCCCAATAGGCCCCTTGAATTTTCTTTGACGGCAGGAATTCCCCGGTCTGGGGATGAATGATTTCGGCTTTGCCGGATCCATCTTTAGCCAGATAGGTCACATGCGCCGCCTGGATTTCACCGGCACGATCGCGCATCGCAGCGATCTTTGCCGGGAAATGACCAATCAACATGGTCCGATCCTCATTAGCGCGCGGCGCCCAATATTCAAGCCCCGCGATAAAGCCAACATCTTGCGGCAGACCAATGGCATCCAGATGCAAGCCCCGCGCCGCCCAATAGTTTACAACCAGGCTGCCGCCAACCGGTTTCGCGCGCGCGATCAGGCTTAAAGCCCGTTCGCGCTTTTTAATGGCCAGTGCCTGTTCTTTTTTTGCGCTTGCCGCCTGTTCCGCCCGATAGCGCGCGGCGGCCGCTGCCCGCTGGGCCGGATCCGACGGCACGCGCCCCAGCAAGCGGTTAACCGTGCTTTGAAAATCGGTGCCGTCATGGCGCATGAAGAATTCGATCACGTCCCCCTTGGCCCCGCATCCAAAGCATTTGAAATAGCCTTCCGCGCCCATGACGTGGAATGACGGACTGCGTTCATTATGAAACGGACAGCAGGCCCAATAGTCCCGCCGCCCCGCCACGGATTTGCGCATATTCCATTGCACCACGCGGCCGATTTCATCTTCGATCCGCAAGGCTTTGACAGCGGCAATATCATCGATTTGAATAACGCCGCTCATTTACGCCCCCGCGCCTTGCTGCGCGAGACGCGCTGGGTGGCCATATCCGATTGGGCTTGTGTGATTGCCAAGGCGCGGGCGGTCAAACCATTATTTAGCGGCTCCGCCCCCTTGACCGGTTCCAAATAGGCGGTTGGACATTTGGTCCATTTACCCGCTGCAATCGCCGCCTCAATCAAAGCCGGATCCGTTGACTTCCCGCGCGGCAGTTGCATAGGCGGGGATTTTCTTTCAACCGGCGGCAAGACCATGGGGGCCGGTTTGGGTATTAGTGCTTTTGCCGGTTTAGGGGCCGGTCTACGAGCTGGCGCCTGTATGGGTTTGGGTATTGCATCCGCTGCCGGTGATGTGATGGTTTTCAATGGCGCCGGTGGACGTAATCCGCCCGCGCGAATGACGGCATCGGCCAATAATCCAGCCAGCACGGAAAAGAGCAATTGATTGGTGGCAGCGCGGTCCATTTGTGCTTGGGTCAAAAGCTGTGTGCCTTTATCCGCGATGACCTTGATCATCACATCATCATCCAGCCGCGCCCCGTGCGGATCGACAAATAGCGCGTTTTCAATGGCCCGCAACCAAGCAATCGTGATCGGTGTCAAATGGGCTGTCACGCCGATTTTAATCACGCGGATCGCCGCCGCCTCATCCCGGCGTGCGATCAGCGACCCCACACCGGCAATCGCGATAATATCGCCCGGTTTGAACAGGCCCATGGTTGGCGGCAATTTCAAAATACGCGCGCCGGCCGCCCGGCTGACCCGGTCAATGGCAACAGCCCATGGATCCCCGGCAATGACGGCGGATGCATATAATTGGGTTGAATGGAGCGCTGTGCGATCCCGGTTGCGGCCGACAAAGGCATCCGCCCGTTGGGCTGCATCGGGTGCTTCAACCACCATGATCGGAATTAAATCAATATCCGTGCGCATCGATGCGGCGATTGCCGTGTGCTGGCCATCCAGCAAATGCAATTTGCCATCAACCCGCACACAGGCTGGCGGCTGGAATTTGCGCCAATCCCAGCCATTATGAATGCGCCTGATATTGCCCAGCGATTTTTCCGATAATATGCGCTGATAGGTTGGATCGATATAAAGATCACAAGGCCGCGCCATTTCAAAAACCGGCCGGGCGCTGGTAACCGGCTGGGCGTTTAAGCCCGGCATATCAATGGGTGCAATCTGGCGCAACCCATCCGCCGTGACGGGTGCCAAGCCGATCGCCTTTTCATTCAAACGAACGCGGCGCGCATGTGGTTTTTCTGTGCTTATGGGCATGAGGTTTGGCACCGGTATAAAATGGCATCCGCGATTTTTTTGGCCCAATAGGGCAAAGCGGAATCAGGCACGACATGATCGCGGTATTGGCCGGTTTCAGGCATGAACACTTGAACAACCAGCCGGTTTTCAGCATCGAGTTTCGGATGCACGCGCGGATCATTTGGGATGATGCCGGTCATGCTAATACCTCGTCGCGGCTTAAGGCCGCCGCCAAATTCTGCAGCCCCTTTTGCACCGCGAATTGCACCATGCCGCGTTTAGCGGGCAAACCATGCGTGTCTTCAATATCGCGAATGGGCAGGTTGCGAATAACGACGGCCTCAATCAACGGCCAAAGCCCAATACCCACCAAGTAGCGCGCCTGTCTTAAAGCCTGCCCCGCATCCAGGCGATCAATGCCATCAAAAGCGCGGGCCGATGTATCAACAATCGGCCGCATGGGATTAACGGCGCGCACGCCGCCGCCGCCGGCGCATTCCCACCAATCAACCAATTTAATGGCCGCCGCTATTTCGGCATCCGACAATTTATTGTGAGCAATGAACCAGGTTAATCCCGGTATTTCCTTTTTAACCGCCTGCCCATCGATTTGTGTGGCCGTTGCAATCATATGCTGATCGCGAAAAGGTCTTATTTCCTTCCCTTCGGTCGCAGCACCCTTTTTGCGCGCACAGCGCAGCGCCCGATCGCGCCGGGCTGAAAAGACATATTCATCCGACAGAACATAAGTGCCGGTCGGTGATAATTTGATCAGACCTTGGCTTTCTGCCTCGCGCGCGATTTTGGCGGCATCCGGAAACAGTCCTGAAATCTCCGCTTGATCCGCAATACCCGATTGAATGGCCTGGGCAATCCGTTTGAACTGGGCGGCCCATTTGGCGGATTTATCAGCCGCGATTTCAGAGGGTTTGTGATTGGCATCTTTATCTAGGGACAAAACCCATGTGGAATAGGCGCTGGTCAGAATACAGATGCCACCTATGATTTGAATAAAATCGCGGCGTTGCATTTCCAATAATATGGCGGCGGCATCGGGGAAAAGGGCTGCAATCTGGTCAGGGCGGCTTTGGCCGTCTTCAATCCGCCGCGCGATGCGGCGGCATTTCTGTGCCCATTCACGCTTGGCCTGCGCCAGGGCATCCATTTGCGGGGTGGCAATAGTGGTCGTGGCTGATCGCGGCATCAATCGATCCCGCATTGTGGTTTGCCCTGGCGCCAATCGGTTCTGTCAACGCGCGAATTGCCGGGCCAGGAGGATGTGAGTGTTCGGGGCTGCCCCTGCCCTGTTGCGGCGATAGACGGTTTGGGCCCGATCACGGCCTGCAAATGGGTTTTAAGCGCGCGGTCCATGATTTCCAATTCGCGGCCGCAGGCCTTGTTCTGACGGCTTAGGCACAACACATCACAACAGGCCCGGAAGAGCGCGCGCAGCGTTTCGGCATGGGGATGGTCGGTCAATAAATGGCAAGCGCCCACATCTTCGATGGCATTCGCCAATTCATCACGCTCTTTGGGTCCAACCCCCGACGTTGCCTTGTAGGCCGCCCCCGTCAGCGCCGCATGGGCTGATTTGGGCGAGACTTGGCGGGGGGCGGCGGTCATGGGGCTTAGGCCTCTAAGCCCAATGGTATATTTACCGCATTTTCCTTGCCACCATTTAAAAGTTGTGGCACGCTATCATTGGTCTGAGGGGCCGGACGGGTAACTTCGGACGGCCAGGCGAGATCTGATGGCCATTTGTCAAAGATGCCCGCGATAATCTCTTCGGCCCGGCGTTCGGTGATACGCCCCGCCCCCTCTGCCGTGGACAACAAGCCCACCAGCTTGGAGTCACCGGTCAATTTTTTGGACACCGTTGTCGGCGCGCGCCCGGTATGGCGCCGATAAGCATCCGCGAGCACGAGGATTTGTTGAGACAGCTTCATTGCAATTCCTATCCGGTGCGGCTCCACATTATGGGCGTGCGGTATGATTCGCCCCCAATATGCGGTACATTTACCGCATTCGTCAACCCTGAATTTACCGCATCTTGCGGCAGCGTTACCGCGTGACCCAATGACCGTGGCGCGGTATCACTTTGGGATGTGGGACCCATTGCCAAAATTACTGGAATTTATTGACCGGAAGCTGGCTGAGCATGGCCTTACCGAGGCGCAGGCGCGGAGAAGTGCGGGCATCACCAACCGCGATTTATTCCGTAATGCCCGGCGCGGATCGATGCCGGAAACCCGCAATTTGCATTTGATAGCAAAGGCGCTTCGTGTCACCTACGAAGAACTGGTTCAATTCATTCAAGAGCCGGTTGGGCCGGATACCCAAATTTCCTTGACCTATCTGGCTAATACCAATGCCGACAATGCGCCGGCGCGAGCCAAGGCGGCGGCCCGGCTGGTATTAGGCATGGCTTATGCGCGGCAAATAACTTTATCCGTTGAAGATGCCGCCGCCATGATCGAACTGGTTGTCGAAAAAATGCAGGAAACGGATGGCGCCGACGATGAACGGCTTAAAGTCGCCGTTGATATGGCCCTGAGCCTTTTAAAACGATAACCCGAACCGCCAGGCAATAATAGCGATCAGGACAATTCCAAACCAAGACGCCAATTTCAGCCGGCGCCGCAACTGGTTTTTGCGCTCGATTTGATCGAAACGATCGTTCAGCGCCAGAATGACCCGGCCCAATTGCTGTGCCGTGATTACCTTAGGTTCGCCGGATTCTAGGTGTCCGGGACCATGGATGATTTCAGACATCTGCGCCCCTCAAGGGCGGTGCCGAAATTATGCCCGCACCAATAGCCAATGCGATTAGTTCATTGTCATTACTTGCCCCCAAGCGGCGCCGCGCGCGGCCCACCGTACCTTTGACAGCGTCAATGCTAATTTCGTTAATGGCCGCGATTTCTTTTAGCCTTAACCCGCGTGATAAATGCTCAACCACCCGAACTTGGGTCGGGGTAAGCAAAGCGGGCCGCGCTTGAGCGTTTAGGGTCATATCCCAAGCAACCGCCATATAAATGCGCGAAATTTCCGCAAACAAGGCAATTGTTTCCGGATCATCCAATGCCCGTTTGCCGCCAAAAGCTGCGACCCACACCGAACCGTCAAGCCCCCAATGGGAGGAACATACACCATGCAGCAATCCATGGTCGGCCGCCGCGGCCATAACCTGGCGGCTGGCCTGGGATTTAACATCAATAGCCGGATCGGCCCAGGAAAAGGCCCCCTCTACTTTATGGGCATGGGCAACCAATGGATCGCGCCGGATGAAATTTTGATTGTTATATTCAACCAGCCATGACCTGCCGCGGGTATCGCCCAGACGCAAACATAAGGGGGCCCCGGATGCAGATAGGGGCAGACGCACGACATGCCACAAATCAGGCCGTGCCGGCATCAGCAACGCTTCAAATGCGGTATTTAATTGCGGTAAATAGGTAAAGTGCCGGGCCGTTCGAATAAACCGTTTTGCCGCATCAATATCGATCATAACCCACCCCGCACAAAACACACTACCCTTGGTATGATAATGACCCTAATATATACGGCTTAAAGTGTCTACACAAAAGTGTATTTTTTTGACCGCCCGCCTTGCACCGCGAATCAGGCAATCTAAACGTGCTTTTACTTCACGGAGGCACCTATGATTGACCCGCACAAACTTACCATGTCCCGCATCGGGGCCAGTCAGTTTACCGCAAAACGCGATGACCTGACCACAACCCTGGAACAACGATACCGCATTTTTACACTGGGACTTAAATGGTTTCCCGAAAATGCCCAGCAACAGGAAAAGGATGGGTATGATTTTTTGCCCTCAACCGAATATCTTTTGGTCTATCACGACCAGCAGGTGATCAGTTCGATCCGCATGCTTTTGGGCACCCACCCAACCCTGTCCAGCGGTCCCTTGCGATCATTCTGGACCCATGAAGCGCCGCCAGCGGGGCGCCAGACCGCGGAATCGACGCGCGGCTATACAATTGCCGAAGGGCCGCGCGAGATGGTCACCTTGATCCGGGCTATTGGGGCGGTTGGGTGTATGGAATGGGCCGTACAAACCGGCATCCGGCGCATGTTCGGCGTGATGGATACCCGCATGATAGCGGCATTTCAGGGTATTGGCTGGCCTATGGATTTTGGCGGGGATCCGATTGCCATGCCCGAAGGCGGCATGACGGCGGCTGTTAGCTGGGAATGCACCCAAGATATATTGGAAGAATCCCGCCATCGCATTGGTATTTCCCGGCCCATCTTGATCAGTGGAAACAGTGAAAATATCGAAGCGGCTTAAATATTAAGGCGGCGCAATGCGGTAAAAACCCGCCGCGCCGCCTGCCTATTTCAAGAAATTTGCGGTAAATGTACCGCAATTAGTCTTGACGTGGTAAATGTACCGCAAGATAGTGTCCCTAACACGCCTGATTCGCGAGGGGGACATGACCGCAACCAAATCAAACCATTCACGCGCCCTGCCCGGCATTGACACCTATGGCCGGTTCGGGTCCGGGCGTATCGGCATGGTCGGGGCGGCCGAACGCACCGGCTATAATGGGGCCATGGTCCGGCTGGACTATCCCAATGGCGACCGGTCCTATCAGCCCCTGGCGGCTTTTGTGCCGGTCGACGAGGCTGAAGGCTTGGCGGCCATCAAAGCGGCTCTGGACGCGGTCAACGCGCGCCGCGCCGCCTTTAGTGTCATTGAGGGCAGCCCATCATTGAATGGCGGCCGGGCATGAGCAACGCGATTTTTGCTGCCGCCCGCCGCCGCCGTGCGCGGCCCCGGTTTTTGACGCCCTATGCCCGCATCTGGATTTTTGGCCTGGCCAAGACCTTTATCGCGATCGGGGCCGTGCGCGTGATTTTGGGGGCGTTGTGATGGGACGCTATGAAGCCATCGCACCTGAAGCGCCCAGCGAACCGCGTTCGCTGCTGGCGGCGGGCACCAAAATCCAAGTCAGCGATGTGACCTATCCCGGCTCGGTTCTGACCGTGGTTGCCGATCGGGGAAATGTGATTTGCGTGCGCGATGATGTCTTTGCGCAGCGCTTTATCACCGCATCCTGCATCCGCTTCATTTGTGTGGAGGACGAAGCGCCATGATGTCAAAACCCAAATCCATGCATTGGGATTATATCCGCGCCGCGATGAATGGCGGCATGTCCGTGGAAAATATTGCAGCCCTTGGGGTCGATCCGGGCCAGATCAAAATCGCGCTTAATGCAGAGGCCAAGGAAAGCCCGGTCGGCCGGGTGCCGACCAAAGAGCAGATGGACGCGCTGTATCAAGGTCAGCGGTATGAAGATGTCACCTTTCGCGACCGCCCAATCCGCCCGGCCGGTCAAATGGTGCGGGTATGAGCATTTTCATTTTGCCCGCTGTGCAATTGGCCCAGCAAATTGAAGCCCTGGACGCGTTGGGCGAACACGGCGCCGCCAAACTTTTGCGCGCCATGCAGCCCTTGGCCAATCAACCGATCCGCCGCGAAACCCGCCGCGACCGCGCCTTTTCAATCAAGGAATGCAAAAGATGAATGCCCCCATCAAAATCATAACCGCCGAAGCCTTGGCTTTTTTGAAATGGGTCAACGATCACCCAAATCAGGAATTGCCCGCATTCCGTACACTTGGCGCCGAACTGGGCATATCACATACGGCCGTCAATAAATTCCGCGTTAAATTGGTTGAAGCCGGTTTGATGGTGATCGACATTGACGGCCCGTTTTTGACAGATGCGGGCATACGCGAATTGGACGCCCAAAAAGCCGCGAACGCCGATCGCGAAGGGGTGGATTTGACAGCCCAAGCGCGGGCATCCATTCCGCTCACTGCTATACGGCCAAGCGCGCTCAACCCGCGCAAGCACTTCGATCAAGACGCTTTGGAAGAATTAGCCGCTTCGATCCGGCAGGATGGTTTGATCGAACCGCTTAAACTGCATGAATTGGGCGCGGGTCAATATGAAATCATCGCCGGCGAACGCCGCTGGCGCGCCCTGTGTATCAATCGTGATTTATACAATTGCTCTCCCGATCTTGAGCCGGAAGATTACCGCATCAAGCCGTTTCAAAGCGAAGCGCGCCATCGCGCAATCGCGCTCATCGAAAACATGCAGCGCGAAAACTTATCACCCATGGAAGAAGCACGCGCCTTTGACGCCTTGGCTGACTGCGGCTGGTCCAATGGCGACATTGCCGATGCGATCAAAAAAACGGTCCGCTTCGTGCAGGACCGCCGAGCCTTGACGGCGAAATTAGCCCCCGAAATTGTCACAGCACTTGAACAGGGTCAAATCACCGTCAGCCATGCGCGGGAATTGGCGCGGGCCAATCATGCCATTCAATTGGAGTGGCTGGACGTCACCCACGGGATGTCGATAGACGAAGATGTCGCGGCCTTTGTCAGAACCCGGATAGAAGCACCGCCAAAGGAAAAACCACATCAACGGACCATGGGTTTAGCCCAGCCTGACCAGACTGAGCCGGAAGAAACCAAAGAGGATGATGGCGAGGAAACCATAGATGATGATCAGCCGGGTGAGGCCGATGCGCCGCCAGAAGATGATGATCCGGAACAGACGAATGAACAGCCGGCAGAACCGCCGCCGCCCTCCCCGTCAAATTCGATCAACCAAGCGGAATTAATCAAGATCGATAAATTCAAAACCGACTTGCGCCGCGCGATTGTGAAAGCCAGCGAAGATATTCAAATATCCATCCTGATCCAGGCTATCGCCCAGAACCGTTTTCCAAACGCCGATTTCGAAATAGCGCTCAACGTCTCTCACCATAAATTTTGCCAGGAAATTAGTATTGATTTGTCCGATGTTATTCCGCGCCATGACCGGGCACTAACCCATCCGGAACAATATTTTATTAATATTTTTTGTGCCGACAACACGCGCGGCGAAGCACTGGGTACGCTTGCGGCATGCTGCCTGATCATCGAAGGGCCCGACGGAATCACACCCTCTGCGCAATATATCGCCGATAAATTGGGCGTCCGCGTTCCGAAATCATTAGTCCGCGAAGTGGACGCCGCGTGAACGCCCCTGCGATCAACCGGCATAAATCGGCCGACTATGTCCGCGACCCCCATGATTGGTATGTCGAGGATGAACCTTGCGTCGATGCCCTGCTTGATTATTTAGCCCTTGATCGCGGAACGACAATTTTGGACCCGCATGCCGGCGGCGGCAATTTGATTGACCGGTGCCGCGCACGCGAACTGGACGCCCATGGGTCAGATCTGATTGATCGTGGCCGGCCGGACATTCGCACGCCAATCGACTTCCTAACTTTTTCAGGGCTGTATGCGCCGCGTAGCTATGATTGGGTCATATCGAATCCACCCTTTTATAATGGCGAAGGCCATTTTGATTTTTTACCGAATGCACTGCGCGTCGCACGCATTGGTGTTGCCATGGTCTGCCCCGCCCCGCTTCTGTTCAGTCAAAAGCGCAAGCGGTTGTGGACCAGTCAAAAGCCTAACCAACTTCTATTTTTATCTAAACGGCCCTCAATGCCACCAGGCGAGTATTTGCGTGCAGGCGGCAAACGCAAAGGCGGCAAGGAAGACTATTTCTGGGCCATCTGGTGCGGAGAGTTCAGCCTCAATGATTATGATTGGCTATAGGAGAGATTAAAATGTTTAGCCTGTTTGGTTTTAAGAAGATCGAAACTGCAGAATCCGAACTGCAGATCACGGACGAACGCGGCAAGGATGCGCCGCCCTTGGATCCCGTGCGGCCACCTTGGCATGGTTTAAATAGTGATGAAGCACGCTTGCGCGACATCGCCGCAAGTCTACGTTTCGGTACCAGCATCAGCCGCACCAAAATCTGGTGGCTGCTATGCTACGCGCTGGATCCAGTCAGGGAACGCAGCAAGCTGCGGCTGGCCGATCTTCTCACCGCACGATAGGGGCGGACAAAATGACCCTAGACACAACACAAATCCGCGCTCGAATGGAACAAGCTCAATTTCCAGGGCTCCATCAACATTATTCCGTAGCCGCCCTCTGCGATGAAGTAGATGCACTGCGTAAGAAGGTGGCAGGATTAGAAACAAAAAACGCCAAATTAGAAGAAGTCAGAGCCTTTGCTCAGCTGGTCGCGGATGAATTTGAACTCAGTCCGGGCGGTGACTTGTATCAATTCACAGGTAGCACGAACAATATAGACGGATTACGCGACGCGCTTGAGGTCGCCCGCTCGGTAACGCCCCTACCAACCCCACCAATTGAGGACTGAGTGATGAACGTGCTTGATACTCATACGATCACCATCAGCGTCAGGCGCATTGATTTGGCAGCACTGCGCAAACTCTCGACAGTGTCGCATACGCTCGCAAAGCAATTGGATCCCATGACCGGCATAGAACAGACCGCATTGGTCAGCGTGCTTGATAACCTAATAAACCAGATTGCGGTCAAGACCAATTTTTAGAAAGGATCACCCCTTGTTCCTATTGCTCTTAATTCTAAACGCCGCCCCGCACGTCTTCATGATCGGCAATATGCTGGCCGATGATCGCGCGGGCGAAAGATACACCAACCGCCCAGGTGGCCCGCGCAGGGGTGTTTGACCAATGGTTACCTATAGCTTTCAACGCCAATTTGTCAAACCGATTTTGGCGCGGACTAAGATCCAGACGATCCGCAGCAACCGGGCGCGGCATGCGCGGCCCGGCGAAGAATTGCAGCTTTACACCGGCATGCGGACCAAACACTGCAAACTGATCTGCCGGGCGATCTGCACCCAAGTCGATGTGATCACCATGTTTTTGCCGCAATGGAATAACGTTGTAAAAATCAATGGCCAGTTTTTGCCAGAGAAAGAACTGGAAGCACTTGCGATCAAAGACGGATTTGAAAGCTGGCAGAAAATGCGCAAATTCTGGTTCGATTGGCATGGCCGAGACGATAGCCAGCATCACCGCCTTGTTGAATTTGAAGGGGTCATTATTAGCTGGGATCCGATGTCCATAACTGCCGCGACGGATTTGCCCAATCCATGACCAATCGCCGCGACATATCACACCTGCCTGACTGGCCGGCCTTTATGAGGGCGGACTTGGCGGCAGCCTATGTGGATGTCAGCGTCGGTACCTTTCTGGCTGAAGTAAAGCTGGGCATCTGGCCCGAGGCGATTAGCC